TCGACCGCGTGGCCGGTGATGTGGCGCGAGTTGAGGGTCTGGCTTGCACCGGACTCCATCAGCGTCTTCTGGCGCTCTGGATCGCGCAAGCCTTCCAGGACTGTGAAGTCCACGGTGGTGATCTCAATGGCACGCTCGACAACATTCACCAGGTCATCGTGCACGCCTTTGAGCCGCTGCTTTGAACGTGCGCCGAGCTTGTACATGCTGAGTCCTACTTTGCGATGTAGTGAATGACGACCACAGGACGGCCACGACCGCCATGGCTGACCGTGCGCACTACCTCAACAGGCAGACCAGACAGATGCGCGAGAACTTCCTGCTTGGACAGGCCGGTGGCGTCTGCCAGGTCTTTGACCGTCCTTGGGTTCTCGCGAACCATCTGCATGATCTGTTCGAGCATCAGTGGCCTTTCCAATGGCTGGCCAGGAAGCCAACCAGCGCCGAAAAGCCGGACGCGATGCTCATGCCGAGCCAGAGGCCGCCCTTGCCCTTGTTGGCCAGGGCCAGCAGCTCTTCGAGTTGGCGCTCCATTTTGTCGACCTTTCGATCCATGTCCTGGACTTTCTGCCAGAGCACGCCGTACTTCACCAGGTCGATCTCGTTGCCTTCCGCCATGACATCGGCCTCCAACATTACAGGCCTTGGCCAGGGGTGATGTAGACGGTATTGGCCGCTGCAGCCAAACCACTGAAATAAGTGTCCTTGTTGAAGCGCAAGATTTCAATCGAGCCTGGCAACAGCACGACAGCAGGAGACGGATTACCAGCGACTGGAGCGACTGCGTTGGCAGTGGCCTCTGCTGCGCTTGTGCCAGTACCAATGAACACAGTGTTCGTGCCAGCGTTCACAAAACGGAATTGACCAGCGTTCTGAGGGTCAAACTTCTGGTAAACAGGTGCTTGGATGCCTGCGGGTGCAACAGCAGCAGCTGCCACAACGATGGTTTCGCCAAGAGGCGAGAAAGCGATTTGCGAGTTGGTTGACATGATTGCTCCTTAGAAAAGTGAAAAGACGGCCTTGTTTTTGCGCCGGGTGTAGATCTGCTCCGAGAAGCTGTCGTAGTAGCTGATGCTGGAAAGGTGGCCGTTCAGGTAGTTCGTGCCGTCGCTGCCAAGCCGCGCCTGCGTCACAGTCGGGATCGTGGCCGAAGTGTCCGTGACCACAGCGCCGCTGTCCAGCCGAGCCTTGCAGTCGTTGGTTGCCCACCAGCCGGTCAAGCTGTAGTCGGTGTTTGCTGCAATAGTGCCTGCGTCGATCTGAGCCTGCGCCACACCTCCATCGACGATGTACAGCTCCGGGTTGGTGGTGTTGCCACGCATCGCGATAATCTCGTTGACCGTGCCATCGTCAAACTGAACCCAAGGCCGCACACCGCTGACCGTGCCGGGTCGTGCGCGAACCAGAACACCGCCTTTGCCAGCTTGCCACCAGTCGCTGAAGTTGGTGCCGGTGATGGTGGCTACATCGGCGTTGCGGGTGACAGCGCTTGCTACGGTTGGGATGTAGCTGGTTTCAAAAGCTCCTGTTTCCCATTGAAACCCCCAAACGGAAATGTCAGCAGATGTGCTTGTACCGATTCCACCGCGAAGCCAGAGCTTGAAGTTTGCGTTTACGGTTGATCCTGCCGTACCTGTGACAACGATGCGCTGCCAGCTTGAGGTTACGGTTTTCAGCGTGTTGAATGTTGCCGCAGAAGAATCGTCTCGTAAAGAAATGGTCTTCGTCGTACCGTCATTGGTCTTGGCCCAGAAGCTGGCGGTGTAAGTGGTTCCGCTTGTGACAGCAATAGGCTGAGTCAACCAGCAGTAGTTTGCAGTCGATCCACCTCCACCATTTAGGTTCATCAACACCCGAGCAGCGGTCTTAGTATTGTCAGGTGCAACAGCATAGTTTTGCGTTGTGGCTATAGTGGCCGTGCCTGTAACTTGAGCAAGCCACGGAGACGCAGTTGCATCGGATGACCGCAGGCATGCATTGGTTCTTGCCTGCTCAATCAACAGACCAAGGCAGGCGCCAATGCTTGTCGTTGAATAGTCGAAACGCGCAGTGTCAGCAGCAACAGACTCGATGTAGCCGCTGCTGTTGACACGCGTGGCAGTAGCTCCAGCCCGCGCAAACGTGATGCTTGGGCTTAAAACGGCCGTCGTGAAGTCAAATTGCTTTAAAGGAGTAAGCATTGGCAATCCGTTCTTCAGTTTGTAGTGTACGAGCCGCTGAACAAGAAGCTACCCGTTGCAGTCATAGGACTACCTGTAGGCGCTCCAATTTTTCCTGTAGCGGGATCAAACTCACGCAGTTCAATGCGAAGCGTGTTCTTGTCGAAAAACGCCACTCGTTCTTTTCCCGCACCCGGCGCAGGCCCGTCGAACTGGTTAATGCCGACAGGAATAAATCTTGGCCCTGTCGATGCTCCCGCAAACGGGAAGCCAGTGAATATCATCACGCCGGCTCCCGTGTGCGCAGACCAAGTGATGTTGATTGTGAAATTGACCACTCGGCCAATCTTTGTTGCAACACCAGACTGCTCGGTATAGGTGCCAACACCAGCCGTTGTCTGACCACTGACGACAGGCGTAAACGACGCCTCCTCATAGTCATCCAGTGTGTTTACATCATTTGACGGAATTTGAGTAGGAGGAAACTTGATGCCTGAGACAAGTCGATTAAAGTCAATTGTTTCGATTCTGTTGTTTGACGAGGTGTTGGAAATACTGAAACCGCTGATAGGCACCGTGTACATGAAGAAGGCGTTACCTTCCGCACCGTTATCCAATCGAACCTGAGCTGTCGTGTTCAACTCAGGATCGCCGCCAAAAAATGCGTTGTACTTGGCGTTAGGTGAGAGAAAAATGCCAAATCCGGCGTTCTGCTGATACGCACCACCGACAAAAGTGTTGAGTTGTGCGCCGTTAAGATAGACACCAGACGCGCCGTTTGCTTGTGTGTCGATGTGAAGACAAGTTCCAGCGTTGGCGTCTGCCAAAGGCCCAGCGCCCTCACTGACATGTAAACCATGCGCTCCGTTGTTCTTAGTTTTGACGTTCTCCAAGAACCACAAGTTGCAATTTTCGCCGCCAGAATCAGTCCCAATACGAATGCCGTCGTTACCCATTCGGAAAACAGACACATCACGCAAAGTACAACGACCAGCTCGAATCAATACGCCATCGCCCGCGTTTCCTGATACGCCCACAAAAGAAATTTTTTCAACGGTTGACCCTGCATTCGCAATATCAAGCACAGGGCCAGAAACACTGGCCCCTTTGACGATTTCGCACGGACTCGCATCGCCGTCAACGTAAGCATAGCCATCACCTTGAATAATGACTCGGCTTGCCGTAGTCAGCCCAGAGGTGACAAGATATTGCCCAACAGGTACAGTCAATGTCCCGCCGTCTGTCAACGAATCCAAGGCAGCTTGAATAGCAGCCGTGTCATCAGCCACACCGTCGCCCACAGCACCGAAGTCTTTGACGCTGACGGTCTGAGCCAGTTTTGCTTCGACGTTCGTCTGCACCGCGCCAATGAACGGAGGATCGTAGATCACATCCTCAGCGTTCACACCACTTACCACCACATCGTTGTAACGCTCAGTCGCAGCCGGCGCACTGTACACAGCGCTGCCGTTCTTGTTCATCACGCGAATGCTGTAGTCGCTGTTGACGTACAGGCGACCAGGGGTTCCGTTGCGTGATGGGTAGCCGTTGAGGGTGCGAATGGGCTGAGGGGCTGCGATGGTGAGCGCGGCATCCCAGTAGACGTTGATGGGGTTGCCCTGGGGGTCGAGGTTGGCTGCGCCAATCCAGATGTAACCGTTCTCCAATGGCAAGCCGTCCGTCTCGGTGAAGATCGGATAGGTTGGTTGGATCGAGAGTGCGGACATTTATTGGTTCTCCTGGATGGGTGATTGTCGCTCAAGGCTGCACTGGTGGCAATGCGTTGAGGGCGTCATTGATTCTGGCCTTGGTGCGCCCTTCCTGACGCATCTTAATGATCTGGCGCAGGCCAGAGGCCACGGGCAATGGAAGGCCTGTAAGTGCACCTGTGGCCCCGGCTTCTGCGATGGCTGCCATGAGTGTTCCGGCTGTTCCTGAGCTGTTGACAAGTGTGCCTGGTGGCACTGTTGTGACATAACGCACTACGTCGTCAAGATCACGCACGGTCTGAGCGTTTTTCTTCCCGAGCATCACATCAAGACGGCCATTAGCATCAAGGGCTTGCACTGTTTGGTGCAGCTTGGCTGGTGAGATCAATGGACGGTCTTGCGAGTCCATGCCCATGCCTTTGGTGGCCTCATCTCTAAGATGGCGCACGGTGGCACCTTGCAGCTCTTTCCAGGCTTGCTGGCCGTCTTTGCCACTTGTGACCAAGACACGTTTCAAGAACGTGATTTCTTCAGGTGATGAATTCAGCACGGACTTGCGAAAAACCTGGTCGGCTGCGACCTGGGGATCTTCCATTCCTTTGCGGTTTTTGATGAGGCGAGCGACGATGGCCCGGTTCTCATACTTGCGTGCCTGCTCGATTCTTGTCTGGCGTGCTTTTTGATAGAGATCGCCACCAAGCCCCTCGGTTTCAACATCAAAGACGCGGCGCAAAGAACCGCCATGGAATTGGTCTGCTCCGTCAAAGCCTGCACGCTGGAATGTCTGGCGCAGGCTTTCGGCTTGCTTGAGTGTGATGGGCTGGGCAACGAGCTTTCCGTCTGCGTCTGGGACTGCTGCGCCAATGGCGATAGCTTTTTGCTGTGCAGCCTTGAGCACTGGAGCCAGGTCGCCTTCTGGGATGTTCTCGTTGATGTAGTCCACCACCGAGTTGAGGGTGACGTTATTCTCCAGCTCGCCAGCGTTTTCGGCTGCTTTGTAGGCGGCTCGTGTCTTGTTCTTTGCGGCTGTAAGGCCTTCGGTCAAGGACTTGACGACAGCTCCGCCGGTGGACGACAAGTCCATGAGCTGGGCATCGGTCATGTCAACCAGGGCGTCAAAGTTCTGCAATGCTTGCAGATTGTTTTCCTCGGCACGCTGGCGTAATGGGCCGCCAAGATCGCTCTTGATCTGTTCTTTCTCAAAGGCCAGTTGTTGGGCGTCCCGTGTGGCAGCACCTTTGGTCAACGTGACGGGCACTGGCAAGCCTTCTGCTGTCGTGGTGCGACGCAAAGCCTCTGGTGTGGCTGCTGCACCACCAGAGACGCGAGCGCCTGCTGCTGGGGCTGTGGTGGCCGCGGCTGGGATTTCCATGCCCAAGGTCTCGCGCACGGCTGTGGTGGCCGCTTGAACTGGCCTGGCAATGGCTTGGCCTGTTGTCTTGGCTGCCTGCTGCACGGCTGCCGCACCGCGCTGGGCTGTGGCCTGCGTGATGGGGGCTGCGCTACGCACGGCCTGGGACAGAGCGCCAGGCGCTGCAATCATTGGCATGACAGGCGGTAGGACGTTTGCAAGGACTTGGCCCACTGCTTGCACTTGCTCTTGGCCAGCTTGGGTGCGTGGCTGGTAGGTGAGCGCCTGAGCGCCTGCGGCTGCTGCTTGCTCGACGGCTCGGGCAGCTTCTGGCGTGCCGAACTGACCGGACAGGATCTGCTGGGACAAGCCCTGGAGAGTTCCGGCCAGCGTTCCGAGCGTGCCACCAACTGCGCCAGTGCCAAGGGTCAGGGCTGTTTCGCCAGCGCCGACGATCTGATCCATCACGCTTGGTTGTTGTGGTGCTGGTGCGTTTTGCTGCTGAAAAGTGGCCGTTGTTTCTTCTCCCTTGGCCAACTCATAGGCTTTGGCCACGGTGTCGAATTCAGGCGTGCCACGCTTGGCGGCGTTCTTGACAATCCAAGCTGCGTATTCGTCGGCTGTTGCCATTAGCGGCCCCCTGAAAGAATTGCGTCAGCTTGCGAGCGAATGTTATTTGCCTGCGCTGCTGGTGCTGGCGTTCTTGGCGTTGGAATCTGCTCGACTAATGGCGATTGCGTGCCAGGTGCATAGCGTTTGGAAACATCGCCAATGATTCGCTGCGAAAAATCGTTGAATGTCTCACCGGGCTTTGTTGCGTAATCTCCAGCAACAAACGTGCCTTTGGCTCGTGTGAGTGTGCCATTGTTTTGCGCCAGCCAGTCAGTTTTTGCATTATTGATAGATGCGTCAACGTCTTGCAGTTTTGCCATGCCGCGCAGGAAGGCAGACAGGTCAGTGGCCGATGCGTTATCGCTTGGAAAGCCTTTAAGGGCCATCGCAATGTCTTTGTCAGTGGCTGGGCCTGGTGGCAAGGATTTTATGGCCGCCGTGTTGCGAAGGCGTGTGTATTCTTGACGCAATTGAGTCATGCCGCCTTGAAAGCCTGCGCCCTTCTTCAAGAAGTCGGAGGCGCTGGAAAACACACCATAACCGCCGCCAGATGCGTCAAGGCGTTTGGCCAAATCATTAAACTGATCGGCAGATTGCTTTGAAGTTGCGGCTGTGACAGCGGCATCATTGATGAGTTTTCGCGTGTCTGCTGGGATGTCATTCAGATTCTTTTGAATGCTGGACATTTTCTCAGCTACGGTAGCGGCTGTGGTCTGTTGGTCCAGATTCAAACGAGCAGAGCGATCACCGATCTGGCTTTGCAGGTTTTTGACGTTCCAGTTTTTCTCGTCTAGTCCGGCTTTTTGCAGACGTTCAGCAAAATTGGCTTCCACTGTGGCTTTGAATGCTTCTGCTTCTGCCTTTTGCAATTCAGATGGGGCTTTTTCCTCAGCTCGCTGAGTGGCCAGACCCTTGTCGATGGTCTCGAACATATCTTTGGCGCCGGGAATGCCTGCGGTACGTGCGGCCAGTGACTTGAACACAATGCCTGGTCCGCGTTTTGGGTCGGCTGCTGCTTCTGCCATTTGATCGAACAAACTGGCATCGGCCTCGTCGCCGCTATTGCGTGCGGCAAGTGCGCGGTCTTTCAGCAACTGAATACCGGTCTGCGGGTTGGCTTGCAGTGCGGACAGAATCTGGCCGCTTGACTTCAACACGCCCTGCTGTTGTTCTTTGCTGATGCCTTCCATGTAGGGCAAAAACGCTTTTGACTGTTCAGGCGACAGCAAAGAGGCAAAGCGTGCAGCGTCGCGCATGGTCGGGTTTGGATTCGTGAAAAATCGAGCTTGTTCTTGGGCGAGTTGCTGGCGTTGGGCTTCTGCCTGCACGCGCTGGCGTTCGGTCTCGACGCGTTTAGCCTCAAGTTCAGCCAGACCTGCGCCAAGTTGCACGCCTTGAGCTGCCTGCGTGAATGGGTCAGCGACTTGCTGCAAATAGTTGATGGGTTGCATGTTGTTTCCTTAGAAGCCGCTGATGGCTGCATAGTCAGCTTGCGACATGCTGGTTGGTCCGCTGATTGCCGTTCCGCTGAATGGACTGGACGAACCACCAAAGACCTTTCCAAAACCACCAGCGCCTTGAATAGCACCAAAGGCTTTGTTGATGCCGCTTGTCAGTGCGCCTTGCTCGGCCAATACGCCACCAGCTTCGGCTGCGCCTTTACCTGTAATCAGGTTCGAGATATTGGCACCGGCCTGTTGACCGAATTGGCCAAGTCTTGCTGCTTGTGTAGCGCCAAGGCTTGTCAGACCGCCGAGGCGCTCATATTGCTGATTGATGAGGCTGGAAAGCAAAGCCGGGCGAAATTGAGCCAATGCGCCTTGAATGTTTCCTCCGCGCAAGCCGCCAGTGGCCGATGCGCGTTGCAAAATGGCTTCTTCGCCTTGCTGTGTGAGGGCTTGGAATTGAGGGCTGCCCTCAAGTGCTGCGATGGCTTGTTGCTGGGCTGCTGGTCCACCCAAACCGATCAAGGCCTGCTGGCCTGTCAATGCACCTGCGCCAGCGGTGGCGTAGGGCTGCATGAGCTTTTGGATTTCTGCAAGCTGGGCGCGTTGCTCGTCAATGCCTGCTTGTGCTGCACCGGCTTGAATGCCAGATGCTTCGCCTGCGGCTTCTCCGCCTTCGATTGCGCCGCCAAGTGCGGAGCCAATAGCGCCACCGATAGGACCACCAAAAAATGACCCTGCAACGCCACCTAGTGTGCTAAGTAAACCCATAAAAACACCTCAATATTCATTGGATGCCGCTGGTAGCATTTTCCTCAGCGGCTTGATTTTCTCACATTTCGACAAATCGTCAATCTTCCATCTCAAACTCGCGTTCTTCCCAGGCTTGGCAGGAGCGCAGGTCATGGCAGATGAAGTCGAATTTGGTGCAGTAGCCTCGGAAGCCTGCATTGGTGTCCCAGGCGTTGCGCGGGATGCGCTCCATCTTGGCCTGGGTCATGGTGCTGTTGTCGTAATACTCACAGTTGGAGCAGCGACGACGACGGGCTTCTTTCTCGTCCACTTGCATGGCCTGGCCAAGTGCAATCCAATACACCTTGTTGTCCGTAAGCTCGTTGCTGGGGTTTTCTGGGCCGAGCATCCAGTCGTCGATCACCACTTGGGTGTTCTTCTTGTTCTCGGCTGCGGTGATAAATTCTTCCTCGACCGGCAGGCCCATGAAGCCCTTGGGCATCATCATGAATTTGTCCATGCTGTTTCTCCTTTAAGTGATTTCGCGGCCCGAGGCGCGGATTGTCAGTGATGTGGCCGCGCTTGCGATGGTGCTGATGAAGCCACCAGGCTCAAGAGCCTGGCCGACCAGTTCTGGGCAGGTGTAGGTCTCATCTGGTGCGATGGCGCGGGTGTCCAATATGAGGTTGGAGGCGCCTGGACTGCCGCCGCTGGTCACCAAGTTGACGCTGATTGTCACGTTGCCTGCCGTGGTGTTGGTTACGGTGAATTTGTCGATGATGGCCTTGCAGTTGGTGGCTGTGTACTGCGTGGTTTGGGCGTTCTCGGCCTGCTTTGCTGGGATCAGCACCTTGATTGAGACGGTCATGATCTGTCCTTACTGTTGAACTTGAGTGACGGAAAGCACCACCGCTGGGGCGGCTGGCGCAAATGCTGTGGCTGCCACGCTGTCCACGGTGACGTTGGTGCTGTCGGCTGCAAAGGCCAGCTCGACGTATTCGTTGGCTGCCAGAGAGATGGTCTCATTAAGCGCAATCGGAATGTACCCGTTGTTAATGTCTGAAGTGACAAGGCGTGCGCTGTTGGCGATGGCCGTTCCGTTCTTTTTCCACCAGACCCAGATGTTTTTGGATGACGAGCTGCCGCTGGTCAGTTGCACGGTGGCGTCGAACTGGTAGAGGCCGGACTCGGGCACGATGATCTGACTGGTGGTTCCGCCAATGGTCACGCCATTGCTGATCTGCGTGCTGTCGAATGTGAGCAGGTATTCGGTGTTGATGACGGCAGGCGTCTGGTCTGTGGTCTTGGTGAACACGCCGTAATACTGCATCTGCTGGATGGTGGGGCGCACGAAGATGACGCCGGTCGTCGCATCTGACGTAATACACGCAGCCAGAGGAATCACATTGTCTGGGGCTGTTGGCTTCACATTGGTGAATGCACCCGCCACCGTTGGGCTGGCGTATAGCAAGTCACCAGGAGAGAAGGCGCTGGTGTCCAAGTCACGAACAAAACCCCAAGTGGTGCAGTACCCTTTTTCACCGCTGTCTGGCAGGTCGTGGGTCATAACGCCCAAGATGTAGAGTGTTGGCTGAGAGCCGTCCGCAAGATATGGGGTGACCAGTAGAGCGTTCGAGGTGGAGCCAGCGAAACCAACAACAGTGCCGTTGGGAATGGTCACGCCTGTGGTGTTTCCGACACGGGCGTAGGTCTCTTGGCCGATCTGCTGCGTGACGCCGTAGTCCATGCCAAGGTTTACAGTCTGGTCGGTGGCGTTCCACGCTAGGCGACGGGTCTTGCTGGTGGGGGCTGGCGATTCGCTCAGGTCGATGTAATCTGTCACCACCGAGTTATTGTTCTGGATGGCTGGTCCGTTGGCCAGCAGTTCCACGGCTGCTGCAAGGCGGCTGATCTGGGCCAAGGCCTCGTTTGCAGTGGCCGCTGCTGTGTCAGCCTGGTACTCGAAATCAGTTCCAGTGATGACTTGCAGCTCATCCACGACCGAGAACAGCAATTCAAACTGCCTGATCTGCTGCTGGTCGGTCAAGAACGCAGCGAGCTGATCGCGGGTCAGGTTGAGCTTGCGGGAAACTGGTGCGGTTGCCATCAGTATGCCAACGCCTCGATTTGTGCCTCAAGGCGCACGAAAGAAACGTGCGCGTCGCTGTCTCCACGGAAGCGCTGGATTCGCCAGTTGCGCATGTGGCCCTGCTGAAACCATGCCAGGCGCTTGGCGGTGTTGCCTGTCGTGCCCACGCTGATGCTGCGATCCTGACTCCAAGCGAAACCGTCTGTGCTGTAGCTGGTGCTGATCTGGGGGTTGGTGCCAAGCGCTACGCTGCCGGTCAAACTGACCAGTTCAAGGCGATTGAAGATTGCGCCGTTGCCTTCATTGTAGGCAATGATGGTGCCAAATTCCCAGCGCACTTGCTGGCCCCAATGGTGGCCAGTGTCTTGCACCAAATAGCCAATGGAGCTGCTTTGAGGGTCGCCGACAAGCCACTTGTCATAGGCCCAGACCAGATTGCGTGCGCGGTACTGCGCAAAACCCACCACGGTGCTGGTGAGCGTAAACCAGACTTGCTGTTGCAGCGTCTCGGATGCGGCTGCGTCATAAACCATCGTGCGGTCTGGAAGGTGAACATACAGGTGCTGATGCGCCTTGTCGTTGCGTGCTTCTAGTTTGACCTGGGCCAACTGAACCTCGGTGTAGGTCAACAACAGCTCGTCGATCTCTTGGCTGCTGATCTTCTGCGTGGTAGCGGCTGCGCCCAAATAGATGCCTGGGGCTTCGTTGCGTCCACCGCCCAGAAAGGCGATGCGCTCCAAGTAAACGCAGCAGGCAAAGGTGCCGATGACGCCCTTTTGGATTTGTGCGCCGTCGATGCGTGCGAATGGGAAAAGCTCGCCGCCCACGTTGTCGAACACCTCGATGGTGTTTCGGTTCATGGCGTAGATTTCATTGCGGAGCTTGAGCAACGCAACAACGGGGTCTGGGTCCACTTCGGAACTGCCATATTTCAGTGGGTTGACCTGTGTCGGGTCTGTCAGATCGGTCACGATCAAACTGGTTCCGTCGGTGGTCATGAAATAACCGTCCACCCACGCCACATCCAGCACCACTCCGAGGTCAGGGTCTGTCACTTGCGTCAGTGCGCCGTTCCAGTAGTACAAGCGGCCACCAGACGCAATGGCCAGACGGTCGAAGCTGTAGTCCATCGTCACCAGCGTGTTTACTGGGCCTCCAACGTCACCAAGCACTGTCACAGCGCCATTGCTGGCCACGGTCACGAGCTTGGTGCCCATGACGCGGTAGCAGACGCCATCCCAGTTGATGCCGCCACGGTCAACGCCTGGGCCTGTGCCGTTCTGCACGATGCCGTCACCAGGGCGCAGGAAGCCGTTGCTGATGCCGGACTGCTTTGGGACTGGCACCATGTTGACCGGGTAAGCCGTGCGCAGCTCTGGGGTAGCGTCGGCATATATCCCCGACAAAATAGGAATTTGCATTTAGGTCACCATTTAACGCGGTCACTCCAGTACGCCGCGCTCATCTTGCCTTTGGCAATATTGTCGGCGTGCCTGGCTTTGAATGATTCTCGCCGCGCTTTGTCGGCTTTGGACTCGCCCTCTTTCTTTGGTGAGCCTTTGACTCCTTGCTGACCGAAACGGATGGTTTTGATCTCGTCGCCCGACTTGGCCACGACAACATGGCTTTTGGTGGGGTGCGATGGGGTTCGCTTGGGCTTGTTGTAGCCCTCAACACCGGCACGGGCAAGGCGTGTGTCTTTTGTGGCCATGGCTTAGGCGACGCGATACCAGCTGTTGGTGGCTTGGTAGTAGCGCATAGTGAAGAAATCATTGGCGGCTAGGGTGGTTGGTGCGCCGAATGCTGCTGCTGCTCCGTTCAATGCCAGCGTGAAGGTGGTGATGATCTGGGTGGTGGTGACCAGCACCTGAGTGCCGTCTGGCACGCCAGTATTCAGAGGCAGGGTGACTGTGCCTGCGGCCAGAGTGCCAGCAGGCTGAATGACCATCCACTGTTGCTCGCTGGTTGGCGTGGGCACGGTGATGTTGAAGCCAGTGCCAGGCGTGTAGAGGTTCGTGGCCACGGTGGGGGCTGCGAAAACCTGCTGGAAGTATTGCAGCAACTGAGTGATCGAAACCTTGCGTGCGTCGCCGTTGTTGGAGACGTAGACCGGGATGAGATCTCCGCCAGATACCTGGCTGATGCCAGAAAGTTGGTTGATTGTTGGCATGTTGGTTCCTCAGTTGAATTCGATGGGGCCATCTTGACCGGCCAGGACTGGATCGACGGGCGGACGGATGAAGGGGTTGTCGTAGACGCGCCATGGCTTGTTGCCTGCGCCTGCTGGCATGGTGCTGGGCAGTTGTTGCTGCACTGGCATGGCTGCGCGTGACAAAAGCGTGTTGTACGACTCTTTGGCCGTGGCCTTGGTGTCGGGCATGACCTGCTTACCGTAGGACGGGCCGAGCTTGATGGCCAAGTTGGTGTAGATGGCCTCGTTGGAGCTGTCGGGCACATTGGTTTGCTCGTCGAGATCGCTGTCCTGGGGGCTGGATGGCAGAGGGTAGCCGAGTCGGATGCCGAGGGCGTTCCATGCGGCCATCATGGTATCCAAGCGCCGGAGGGCGGATTGCATTTGCTCTGGTGTGAGATCAAAGGCGTAGGAGGCCAGCCCGATCTCGTCGAAGGCCTGCTCGATAAATTGGCGCTTGGTCCATCCCATTGTCATTCTCCAGTTGGCGCGGACAGTCTGTCCTGGATCAATTGTCCCAGTTTTTTGTCCCCAGTGCGACCGTCGAATCGAATGCCGAGTTCTTTGGCCTTGGCCTCCAGCTCCTCGCGAGTGGGTGGTGCGTCGTCTTCTGGTGCTGTGTCCACGGCTTCCACGACCTCAGCTGCTGCCTGGGCTTCTGCCTGGGCTGCTGCTTCTGCCTGCTCGCGCAGCAGGCGATGGTTGATGCCGTCGATGGGCTTGGAGGGCTTGCGCACCTTCACCGGCTTTTTGTTCTTGGCGTATTTGGGAGTAAGGATTCGTTCTTGCATCACTTGGCCTTCTTTTTGGGTGGCTTGGCTGTCTTGGCTGCGGCTTTGAAGTCTGCGGCTGTGGGTGCGCCTTTGGCACCTGGCTTGCGCATTTTTTCCTTGCTGCCTGCCTCGATGCGTGCGCGTTTGGCTGCAATGTTGGCGTAGAGACCGGGCTTCATTTCATGGCCTTCTTGGGCGCTTTGCTTGGCTTGCCTGCTGCCTTGGCCGCTTTCTCGGCTGTGCTGAGGGCGATGGCCACGGCTTGCTTCATGGGCTTGCCTGCTTTCTTTTCCATCTTGATGTTCTTGCCGATGGATTTGCTCGAATAACCTTTGGTCAATGGCATGGGGTTCTCCTATTGCAAAAAGGGGGGCCGAAGCCCCCCAGTTTTTTGGCCAGATTACTGGTTGAACAACAAGATGCCGGACATCTCGGGGTTCTTGTTGACCACGCCGAACAGGGTGTCCATGCGGTACTTGATGGTCATGCTGTCGATGTCGTAGAACTTCTGCAACACCAGTTCGATGCCCTGGTCGGTGGTGGCACGCATCACTGCGACGCCAGCATCGGCTGGGACTGCGTAACGACCAGGCAAGATCTCCAGCGAGTCACGCTGCCAGAACACGTTCACCGAAGCGGCGTTCACGTTCAGGAAAGTGATGGCGGCTGTGTTGGATGGAGTTTCCACTTCCACGTTCTTGTACTGCAACTGGGCGTCGGTGGCAACGCTCTGAGCGCCGATGATCGGGGGAGTGATGGTCATTGTGGTGGCCGAATCAACAGACACAACACGGAAAGTCTTCAACTGTCCGGTGCTTTGCTTGGTGATGTGGTGCACAGCGTACACGCCGCCAATGGTGAAGGCATCGCCTGCGGCCACGTTGGTGGTCGAGGAAACAGTCACTGTTTGGAAGCGGTTGTCCACGTTGATCTGGCCACCCACGGATGTGGAAGTTGCCTGTGGCGTGTAGTTCGCTTGTGTGCCTGCGCCGCTGGTGTCGATGGTGATCGAGCCGCCGCCAGCTGCTGCTGTTTGACGGTTGGCGTAGTCCATCTTGTAGGTGTCGAAGCCTGCGACCATGCCGACGTAGCTGCGCTCGTAGGCTTTGTCGGACTTCTGGTTGCCGAAGCTGCGAGCAGTGCCGACCAGGTTACCGGCCAGGCCGTTGTAGTCGCGGCTGGACAGGGCCAGGAAGCGGTCGTAGTCGGGCACGCCTTGCTCGTTCATGATGGCGTCGCACAGGGCCACGTCGTCATAGTCACCGGCAGCGGCAGCAATCGGCACGACCAAAGAGCCCAGGCTTGCGGCCGAGTTCATGATGGCGACGTTGATGTCGGAGGCCAGCTTCTGCTTGGCGGACTCACCCAGACGGCCTTCTTGCAAAGCGTCGCGCAGGTCGAGGGAAGTCATTTCCCAAGGCACGGTCTTGCTGAAGCCCAAAGTGGCTGGAACAGCCAACTGAGTCATGCCCTGGTAACCGGCCAGAGGTGTGCCAGGGGTGCTGGACACGGACTGAGCGATGTAGGGCTGTGGACGCCAGATGGTGTTGTTGGCGCGTTCCATCATTGTCTGATCTGTGTTGTAGATGTTGACGTGACGGGACAGGACCAGCGCGTCCTGGAAGCCTTCGAGGAGGTCTTCAAAGGCAACGCGCTCTTCTTTGCTAAACGAGTTCGACATGGTATTTCCTTAAAAAATCACTTGGAGGATGCTGCACGCTTTTGCGCCTTGTACTGCAAGACTTTCGTCATGTTGCCAGTACGGGCAGCTTCTTCGCGCAGCCGTTCGAGGGTTGAGTCCACCGCCCCAGAGACTCGGCCGGTTCCGGTCACGATTCGCTCAGGTGGTGGGGCTGCTTTACGGTTGGTCACTTTCAAATCTTTCTCCAGTTTCGCTACCGCAAAAGCAAACTTTACGGGGTCTTTGATGGCGGCCAACTCTTGCGCCTTCTTTGGGTTCTTGCCGAGTGCGTAGACGACGAGGGCGGGATTGTCCGCACCTTGCAGCATCACGCCTTGCTGGGTGACGTTGAACAACTCCTGGGCAACTGCCTCGGCGTCGTCAAAGTCTTTGACTCGTAGCTCGGCTTTCGCCTTACCGTAGCCATCCAGTTTGGCTTGCCAGGCTTTCTGCTGATTCATAACTTCAGCTTCTTGCCTGGCGTTGGCTTCGTCGGCTTGTCGCTTGCGCTCAAACCAAGTGGCCAATGCTTCCTCGAACTTATCGGCGTCGTAGTCGTGATCTTCCAGTTTGGGCTTTGGCCCCAGCGTGATCGGTTTGGTCTCAATCGCGGTGGTTTGCAGCTTGCTCTGGAGTTCGCGGTTCTGGCGCTGAAGTTCTCGGTTCGTCTTGCGCAGCTCTCGTACCCATTCAGGCGCGTGTGCTGGTTCCTCGGTGGGTGGCGCTTCCTCACCAATGGAGACTACAACCTCGTCTGATTCGCCTTCGTCTTCGGTGGTTTCAGCCTGTTCGCCTTCGGCTTGCGCTTCTGGTTGCTCGGCGTTGTCCTCGATGACTGTGGTGTCGTCGTCTGTGGTTTCGATCTCCTGATCTGCCTTTTGGTTCATCTTGACCTCGTGAAACTCACCCACTGAAACGGCTGGGTGGATACCGTGTGCGTAATTGTCACTCAATTGTGGGTTGATTGACAACTGGTTGTGCTTGTTGCTGGACCATGCCGCCGATTTGCTGGGCCATGTTCAGCGCATGGTCTTGGGATTCCATGTCGATGTCGCTGAGAGTTTGGACTGTCTTGGCCCGGCTGAGTTCTGCGTCGGCCACGGTCTTGACGGTGTTGGCCCGAGCCTGGGCTGCTTTGGCTGAGGCTTCCTCGGCTGCGGCTTGCAGGTACATGACGTTGGGGTCTTGCGGCTGGCCTTGCATCTCGGCCATGAGTTCTTCGACCTCGGCATCGGTGGGCTTGACCACGCCCATGCGCAATAGCTTCTTGCGGAAGTAGGCATTGGCCTCACTGATACCTTCACCTTCCATGTTCATCATGGCCATGGCGGTGATGACCTGGGCGGTCTCTGGGTCGTTGGTGATCTGGAGCATTCCGGTCAAGGCGCGGACGGTGGCGTCACGCTTGCTGGTGCTGGATGGTCCAACTTCAGCCACTACGTCAAAGGTGGCACTCGACAGGTCGTTTTCGTGCACCACTTCGCCTGTTTCCTGGTCGATGGTGGGTTTCATGAGCTCGACCATCCCGGCCTCGCCTGTTGGGGCGATGGTCTTCATCTTGCGCTTGTCTTCGGTGTAAACCTCTTTGGCCATCGAGAGCCATATTTCGCCGCAGCGCTTCATGCCCTTGGCAAAGTTGCTCATGTAGATGAAGGCCTGCATATCCACGCGGGTCTGGATCATCTCCACGGCCTTGCCTGAAATACCGCTGACCATTTTGTCTGCGCCTTGGGGGTTGCCCAAGATGTCTTGCATGTCCTGCTCGGTCACCTGTAGCAATGTTGCCATGGCCGGGGGAATGGCTGGGCTGCGTGTGTATGCCACCGGGCCGCTGATGGATTGATTGCCGTTCTGGTCAGTGATCGGGTTGACCAGCAGGTAAGGGTAATCCTTCAGATTGTCCTCGGACCACATGACCTGGTGGCCGGCGACTTGCTCTGGGGTGAGGATTGGCTTCTCGACCGATGACAGTGCCGAAATCTCGCCCAGCTTGGACAGCTGCATGTTTTTCAGGCGCTGGGCATCTTTGGCTAGGCGCACGTGGCCCATGCAGCGCTCGATGTTGTCCACAAACCAGCGTTTGCCGTACACGACCACAATCGGGATGCACTTGCCTGCGATATAGCCTGCATCCTCAAGGACGCGGCCACCGGACATGATGTACTTGTGTACACGCTTGCGCTTGATCCGCTTTTGACGGATTTCGACTGTACCGATGGCCGCGAGGGTTTCTTCTAGGGTTTCGTCGTTGGCGAAGTCCTGCTGGGTGTAGCGTTCTTCTTCGCCTGCGATGTTCTGGAAGATGCGGATGGTCTCGGTCTTTTCCTCGACCTTGTAGTACTCGGCCACGTACACGACGTCAGGGGTGCACCAGTCGAATTCATACTGGTGGATGATCTTGGGCCAGTCGGTTGGGTCATCGCCCCAGGTGTCTTTGTAGGCCTGGCGAGTCATGCTGGTGACGACGAAGCAATACTTGGCGTCGGATTTGTCCTGGCGCTTGGCCCCGAGGTCAAAGAACACCGAGCTGTCGGCGTCGAAGATGGGTTCGATCCTGATGCGCTGGCGGTCGTCTTCGTCGTTCTCTTCGTCTTCGTAGACTGTGCGCAGGCGCCATGCACCGATACCTCCGCCGACTGCTTCCTCGAAAGCGTTGTCATAGGCCTCATCTGCGACGGATGCTTGCTCGTCTGCACGATACAGACCGTCGCAGACCTCGGCCAGCTTGTCGTTTTCCTGGCCATCCTTGGACACGTAGTCCACTGTTATTCTGTTATTTCTGTATTCATTTATAATTCTTATGACAGATAACATAATTTTATTGACTTCAAATTTGGGTTTGTTTTCATACAAATCCCAAAGCGGACCCTCCCACTGCGAGCCAGCCAATGAATAAAATCTGCGGTCTTGCAAACATTGGAGTCGTTCATCTCTGAGTGCAGTCTGAACATCATCAAACTGAGCCAAAGCCTCTGCGTGCAAGTTCGCCAGCCGTTGGTCATTGCTAATTCGGGCCATTTGTTTTTTCCTTACAGTTGTCAAAGTGCCAACGGTTCATCGAACCACCGCCTCCGGTCTTTCCGCAATGCGGGCATGTTTTCAAAGCGTAATTGTCACGCTTTACGCCGAGTTTGGCGATAGCGAGCTTTGCTCTGTGTTCATCTGTCAGTTTTTTGCCTTTATGAGCTTCAGACAGTTTTGATTTATGTTCTGAGCTGTGCTCGCCTCGTTTTTTTCCAAGCTGTGCCAAGGAAATGCGCTGCCTGTGCAATTCTGAGAAACCGCTACGCTTTCTGCCTCGCCAGTATTTTCCAACCACCTCGCCAATGGCTTCGGCGTGCTTCCTACGTAGCCATCCGTAACGCTTACTGTTTTCGTGATGCTTCCCAAACGTCATGCGCCACACAGCAATGGCCAAGCCTTTTTTTTCTGGGTGCATTCTCAAGAGCAGTTGATGAGCCACAAAGTGCTCTTCAGGCGTTAATGGCACAAGGTTGTTTGGATCATCTGAACCACCCATGCACCTGGGCAAAACGTGATGACGCTCGACATAGCCCATAACCTCGCGGTGTCGAGCCCGTTCGATCAACGCGCTGTAATGCCTTTGATAGTCCATTGGTTGATTATCTCACCGCGCTTAAAAAATCACCACTTTTTGACGTTTGGCAGCGGTGTGAAGGTGGCTGTCTTGGTCGCTGGCATCCTTTGAACAAGGTTGACCGCATCGAACATAGGGTCTAACTGGTCGTCATGCGCTCCAGCCGGGAAAGCTGAAACCTCGGCCAGGAAGTCTGAAAGCCAGGGCGCATCTTGGGGAAGCATCACGTTTCCGGATTCGATGAATGGTGCAGCGTCATGTGCCCGGCTGATCTTGTCCTTGTTGCGTTGCACTGGCACAACAGGGATGCCTTCGCGCCGCAGAGTCTGAATCAAACCAGTTCCAGATACCTTGTCCTCAACGTACATGCTGCGCAGGGTCGCTGCTTGGCACTGGGGACGCGGGTCGTTCAGGTGCTTAAGCCAAAAGGCGCGGGACTGCACCAATAGCTCTGGAGCCTCCCACTTGCCGCGAATCTGGTCGATCTTGACCGCCTTACCAACGGTTGAGCGTGCCCAGCACTGCAGCACCGACCAGTCGTTCTGGGTGGCTGTTTTCTGGGCCGTGTCCACGGTGATGAAGCGGAAGTCCATCGCCGGGATGG